GATCCATGTAGAAGTCTGGTTGCTTCTCCTGATCCCAGCGAGCAGAGAACACCACACGCATACGGCGATCATTGAAAGACTTGATACGCTCAACACGACTCATGACTTCGTTCCTGCCGAAAGCAAGTCCTGAGATATTATAGATAGGAGCAGTCCAGCCTGCGATCTTCATATGCATGACCATCTCTTCGCTAGTCGCGAGGACACCAGTCACAAACCCATTGACCATCTTCTCATAATCACCCATCCACTTCTGCATACCCCAAACATGAACGAAGTCATCAGGATCAATTGTCTGTGCTAGACAGCGGACAAAAATACGAGGACGCTTGCTGGGATCAACCTGATCAAGAATGTAAGGTAAGCTCTCGATACCGACGGTGAACATATCTTCAAAATAGATAACATCTTCATTTGTAACTTCTCCATTTCTCATCATCTTGACAAGATTCATCATTTGACTCATACTAAAATATGAGCGACCGTGAGCATCTAACACCTGCCCTACAGAAATAGCATTAGTGTCATCTAAGGTTTCACCTTCTATATACACTACATCTAATCCTCGTCGATCAAAAACACGCTTATTCCACTCAGTGAGTTGTAGTGTATAGCGTGAATTGTAGGATTCAAGTCCTACATAAAAGAGTTTTCTCATTAATTTTTCCTTGTATGATTTATTGTAGCATATTTAGATAATATACACAAGATGTTTTGATAAATAAAAGTGCCGATCGCGATATTGGAGTATCCACCGGCTCTAACAGTTGAAAAGGAACCATCAGCGTGAATATTTATACAGCGGTAGATCGCACCCCATATACTTACATCATTACTCACATACCTTCTGGTTTGCGTTATTACGGGTCCAGATATAGTAAACATTGTCAACCCACGGATCTTTGGGTAAAGTATTTTACCTCGTCTCAAAAGGTCAAAGAACTTATTACACAAGACGGCATTGATGCTTTTACAGTTAGTATCCGTAAAACTTTTACTACAGTTTCTGAATGTAGAGAATGGGAATCTAGATTCCTCCATAAGATAGACGCAAGATCTAATCCTATGTGGATCAATGCTCATAACGGCGGGTCTAATTTTTATAACATTGCTCCTGCGTCTGACATCACAAAACAGCGTATGTCTAAAGTTAGATTAGGCATACCCAAATCAGAATCTATGAAATTGAATGCCATGTGGTATTATGAATTAAAGTTTGCTGACGGAACTGTTGAATATATCAAAGGTAAGGTAAATGTTCTTACGCGATTAGAACGAAAAGACTGGGAAACTATTCGCGTCTGTATACAAAAGAAAAATGGATTCATTCCAAGAGCTAATGTTTACATACGCCGTATGCCTAAAACATTTATTTCTCATTAGCCTTTCTTACTTCTTCATCTAATGCCATAGTAAGCATAGAGGCAAACAGTCGTTCGTTTTCTGCTTTCAACGCATCAACTTCACGAGACGCATCATCTGGCTTAGGCTATAATACGAGCGACCATGAGCATCAAGCACTTGACCAGTCACGATGGCCTTGCTATCATCAAGCGTATCGCCTGGCACAATGACATAATCAATGCCGCGACGATCAAATACCTCAGTATTCCAATCAGTCAGTTGAAGCGTGTAACGAGCATTATAAGGCTCTAAACCACAATACCATAATTTTCTCATTATGCGCGCCTGCGACTCACTGGAGCCATAGCAGCTTCTTCTTTAAACTTAGCCAGATCAATCTCCCACTGATTCTTTGCAGGCTTCCCTGAGAGCAACTTCTGAAATTGCCTGTAAACATAACTCTTAGAGTTATACAGATCCTTCTCATCAAACCTGTAACCGTAATCCCTACAAAAATTACGATATTCGTCAAGGTCATCAAAGATACGGATGACGCGGGGATTTGACTTCACTTCCTGATTTACCATTTTAGTTTTCCTTTAAATAGCGATGTTGTTGTAAAATTGTTGTTTCGGCATAAATACATGATGAAAGAGAGATTGAACTATGCCTAAAATATTCAACCCCACATGCAATGATATATGTTTTTATTGCGGTAAGCAAGCTAATTGGGTGAGTGTTAATACTAAGATTGCCCGTTGTACTGAGAAAATTACTCAATGTTCTGGTTTTATTGAGAAAGCAGAAAATAGTAGAAAACAACGCACCACAGTAGAAGACCGTACAAAACATATGAAGAAAATGAGTGAGTCTGGTAATAAAAGATTGAAAGAGTTACACACTGATTTAGAGTGGGTTAGAGCCAAAGGCGAAAAGATTTCTAAAAAAGTAAAAGAGCGTGGAGGACATTACGGTGACAAAAATCCGATGTTCAACAAGGCTCATACTGATTCGGCAAAAAATCTACAAACAGAAAAGGCCCAAAGAAGAAATCCAGAGTCATATAAACAAGCATCTAACACTAAAATTAAACTAGGATTAGCAACTCCAAAAGAATTAAAAACTCAATGGGAGTTGTACCAAGAACAAGTTACTAATTATACTAATTTAAGTTGGAAGCATTGTCACGATCAAATTAATCCAGACAATCTCATACGAGGAAGCGAGTATGAGCTAGATCATAAGTTTAGTAAAACTGAAGGATTTATTCAGGGAATACCACCTGAAGTAATAGGACATTATATGAATTTAGAATTGCTACCTAAGAAAGCAAATAGAACTAAAAGAACTAAATGTTCTATTACATTACAAGACCTTTATGAGGCAGTAAACATCAATCTTGCTCCATTTTCATTATCTTCACTTACTTCAATATGAATTGTTCTATCGGGGTACCGCGTAGCAATTACTTCATATAGGTCTTCCGCAATCATCTCACAACTTTTATAATCTAATAAAAGAATGTTTTGAGAATATTGATTCTCTAGCCATCTCTTAAATTGAATAAATTCAATTGCTCGGTCCGAATGTTCTACTTCAATCGTCACTTCAAAATGAAATATGTGCCGATGTGGAGTAGCTAAAAAGCTAACATCATACTCATCACCTGTAGCAAGTGCTGGGTCTGTTGCTGCTGCCGGGTACTTATGAATACCTTCTTTTTGAAATTTTACAAAAATTGTACGCATTGCTTTATCTTTAATGCGTTGACGCTTTTCTGCTTGTGCCTGTGCTTGTTGTTCTAACATGATATCCTCATTCATCGTATTCATATGATTCAAATGTATCATACTCCAACCGATTATGCAAGTGTTTTAATTCCCTAATTTGCTCTCTAATGAGCATATGTCTTCCTAAATCCTGTGAAGTGCCCATTCCAGATTCAATCTGTGCATCAAGGACAGAGAGTTCTACTTCTAGGATGGATATCATTCGCAAATAGTCACGGGTCATTTTCAATAATTAATCCTTCAATATAGTTCGTCAAATTGTGAATATGCATTGATCGTTTTTTTACCTGAGAATCCTTGACCTGCTTTCATCTGTGTCCAAAACTTACTATATGACTCTATCATGTCTAGGCTCGCTTGTCTATCCTTAAGTGCAAATATTTTGTCAACTACTTCACCAAAAGTATAACCATCTAGAGGATGAAAGGTCATTCGGGGTAGGATGCGTTGTTCATATCTGCGATTAGCTTCTTGAACTGCAATTATGTGTTGATACACATTGTGTGCTTGGATGAGAGTGTAGCTGAGTGTATCCCAACTTGTTTTGGTCTCCTTGCCGTGTTGCCCTAAGAATCCTTTTCCTCGGTAGCAAAGGTCCTTCATCACCATTAGGTCTGTCACCGGACTATCGGTGAATACCTTATGAATGCCGTCCTGCAATACAGCATCACTAAACTTGCGTGTATCAGTTGCATAATCTTTATTTTCGGCAGTCTTCTCCATTGAATAACTCCACTTAGTGTCATGCTCAAATGTGTTATTATTATAAGCAAGACCTTTAGCAGCAGCAAAAAACGGAGAAGCACAGTCAAATGTGATCTGGAACTTAGGATTGTGATATTTACGGATAGCCTTTTGTATATCAGAGAAGATTACAGCATATTCCATGATAGAAGTGCCAAGGCAGTGAATAAGATCGTGTTTACCTTCTTCAAGATAACCATCATGGATGATACCTACCAGACGCTTGAGCATTAAGTGGACATCAATCTTATTCTGTCCTCCGAAAGCCCAACCATTGAAGGCTTTGTCACCATAGACATTGGTGTCGCAATACTTCTTCATCTCTTCATACCAATCATCAGATTGCTTATGATTGCGACCTTGTAATACATTCAGAAACTTACAACGACCATCACGATTAGCGACGAAATACTCGTTATTGATATGAGTTGCAGTGATTGCTTCTTCAATCGTGCTGATACCATGAGCAGACGTACCGGTCTTCTTATCTTGGATGTGATAAGTTGTCAACGACTGTGAAGGGATATCCAGACACATACCGTAGTCAGCAGTGTCATCCATCCACTTCAATACCTGCCGGCGTTTCTTCATGGCACGGGGGCAGTTGGGGTCTTTCCAATCAGCAGGCCACTGGCACTTTAGGATCTGAAATCCACCTGAATCTGCTAAAAGAAACGTGTTCTTGCGATCACGCTTACGAATGATTGATTCGTTATGATCATCCTTCGTGATATCTAGGTTAGCGTGACCAGCAGAATAGAGTCCCCACTTGTAGGTGTACAAGCCTTGTTTACCATTTAGAAAGTTTAACTTCTCAACATCACCGTTGAACGCAGCAGGTATTCTCGCTGCGTCAAAATATTGTTCACCTTCCCGCTGCTTGCCTAAGCCTGCAATGAAGAAAGACGAGACTGCTGGCAAAAATAAGGCTTGGTTAATTTCCCCATTCGGACCATATACATTATTACTTAAGTTCTTCTTGTCCATTTCTCTTTCTTTCGTAGTATGCCTTCCGTGATGTTAAATCAGTCATATTATTATGATATATCTTTATGTTTAAGAAGTCAATGAAAACGGACTAAATAAAAGTGTAGTTCGCGAGACGGCCATCTCCAACTACTCTAATGCTAGCAAAAGGAAACATCAGCATGAATATTTATACCATACGTTCATCCATAGAACAATATTTATCAGGATACAAAAACGGATATAACAACACCGGAGCAACGCGGTGGTTAGAAAAAAACAATCCTGAATTATGGGCCGAAATAGTCTCTATTACTTCTTTTTTGCCAGCGAGTGCTACTCCAAAACAAAGATGTTGGCATATACTAAATGATAAATTAGAAATAGTATTAACGATTGATACTGGGCGGCCGGCAAGATGGTTTGGATCAAAATATTTTATGTTTTCTAAAAGAGGAGCAGCAAACAAAAATAGCGAATCTAACCAAAAGCGAAAGAACACCTGGCTTAAAAAATATGGAGTTGGTAATCCGGCTAAATCAGCCGAAATACAAGATAAGATCAAGGCAACCGTTCTAGAACGATATGGAGCTGAAAATTACTTTGCTAGCACAGAAGGAATAGATCGGTTAAAACAAGATTGGTCTGATCCAAGTAGGCGCCAATCTAGAATAGATAATATAGCATTGGCTTGGCAGAAAAAATACGGGTGCCACATAAGTCAAGTTCCTGAAATTCAAGCTAAACAACAGAAATTTAAAACACGCAAATATACATTACCTTCCGGAAAACAAGTTAATATTCAAGGATATGAAGACCGCGCGCTAGATGAGTTACTGCCTATATACGGTGAAGATGACCTATTAATTGGATCTTCACAAACCCCCAAGATAACATATGTATACGATGGAAAGAAACGCATATATTTCCCCGATATTTACATAATTAGTAAAAATCAGATAGTTGAAGTAAAATCTACCTGGACTTTTAAAATAGATGAAGAAAAAAATTTAGCTAAAGAGAAAGCCTCAGTAGATCAAGGCTTTCTCTTTGCTTTTATGATCTATAGCTCCTAATCTATTTGGATTGGGCGGGCAAGAGATAACGATAAGTCGCAAGACCGCTGTCAACAGTAATCTCGGCAGCACCCTGATCACTGATTCGGACAATCTTGTCACCAGGAAGATCCATGATAGCAAGAAATACCTTTACGGGCCATTGCCAGTTCTTAGAAAGCGTACCACTCACTCCTGTATGAAACACGAAGTTTCCAGAGTGCGTAGAGTGATCACCGAAGAAAATCTTCAAATCACCCTTATCAGTCTTGACAGTAAAGTTAACTTCTTCACTATTAGCCTGAGCCTGCTTCTTTAGACGCATGATACCAGCATTAGTTGGTTCAAATTCTACATTCCAAGTTGCACCCTTAAAGGAGACAGACTTTACCTTATCTTCAACAATGACCCTAGCCATCAACCGATAGTCATTAACGAAGTCACCTGTCTTAGTCTCAAAGTGAACAGATGTCGGTACATCTTCTGTGCGGGTGACATTGATAGTAGAAGTCTCATCATAATCATCAAAGCTAAGAATTGTCTTAAGTTTAGATAGATTAGGCATACCGAACACACCGATAAAATCTGCGAGCGGAGTGTTGAATGTACCATGGACAATCACTGACTTGTCTTCTGCAAGTGCAGAAACCTTAGTCTCTTCATCAGTCCCTTCAACCTTGACGAGTTCAATGACGCCAAGTCCTTGTGTATGATGGATTAGGTCTAGTAAATTATCTTTCATATGTTTTCCTTTGTTTGTTAGTGTATTTAGGTTTATGATGTATAGTAACAAAAATTATTGTAAAGGTCAACAGTCTGTTTAACCGAAACTGAATAATTCATCAAAGGTTGAATTTGTATCAGTATTACTACGAATATCCCAGTTCAACACTGACAAGAGATTATCAATCTTCTCATCTACGAGAATCCTTTCCATATCCTTGTCATCAAATGGTAGATCAAGGAACCATTGTGGAAGACGGAGTTCATCTGTAGGATATGCGATTGAAGTAAACCCTAATGCGTTAGTTCGTAGCTTGCAGACGATGACCTTCATGCCGTCAACGATCTTCTGGCTATAGTTGTCACTGTTCATCTTACGCAAATAGTTATAGTTAATTGCTGCTCTCGCATGACCAACTGAACACACGCCAGTCTTCTCAAACTTGATAGTATGGTTCGTCAGATTATTGACAGACTTAGGTGAACCCTTAGTCCAAGAATCTTGTTGGGATAGATGATTCTTGAACTCCTTGATCTTTTCAATGACTTCATCGCGTTGCTTACCTCCGAGGACCATGACGAGAATTTCCATTAGAAACTCTTGAACATACTTAGGAGTATCTGCTCGCTTGAGGTCAAGACCCATCGCTTTGATCTCACCGTTCTTGCCATTCACATCTTTGCGTTTGCCTTCTTTATCAAAGATATTGATAGCATAACGCTTCTTAGTGATGAAGATAGAACGCTCACCGATGAGTTCACGCCCAGCCTTGATGATGTCACCGTTCTTTCTTGGACAATGGAATGACTTCTCCATGAACGCAGGGAAGCTGGCATTTGTCTGATCTGCGATGTTATCATAGAGTTCTATGCACATCTCCTTAGACCATTCCACCTCACCCTTATCAATCTGTTCCTTTAGGATAGCATAGGCAGAGAAATAACACGAGTCGGTATTGTGTACCAGTATGTCGTTGGCAAAGAAAAATGGATCTTGATCCTCAATGCTTAAATCATACACATAATCATCTACCTCGCCCAAGCATTCTATCTTAGCTACTGTGGTCCATTCTGCATCCATATAATAACCTCCTTAATGGTTTGTTCTTTATCTGCTCTGAAATCGGATTCCCAGACAACTAAGGTTCTGAATCCGAGATCAGTGACTGTTTTTAGTTTGAGTTCGTCACGTTTTTGTATATCCTTCGCTTTTTTACCGCGAATAACCGCTTCGTCTTGATATAAGCTAGGATTGGCATGCCAATAATCTCCATTAAATTCAATGATACAATCATCGTGTTTGATGTCGTAAATTACATATCCGTTCAAATAATGAGACCATTTGCCAAACGGACTGGAGAATGAGGTCCGTTCTAGCTTTCCATGTTTCTCTTCAAGCATAGTAGTGAATTCTCGTTCCAACTCACTTGACCATCTTTTGTCATCTTTATTGTAACGAGTAATGATCAAATCAACTGCCTCATCAACTGAAATGCCCATTCGTTTAGAAACTGCAACAGGATCATTTGAAGAACCCTTCTGTTTGTTGTAGGTCAGGAATCTTTTGATTCCATCAGTTCTTCCATGTTTCTCAACGAAATATTCCAGCGTATTTGAGTATGCTTGCTGGTTGCAATATGACTCCCATCTAGAAATGCCATCTAATTCTCCATACTTTTCTATCATTCCTTTCAGCGTGATAGCGCGAGATTTATTATACGAATCAAATTGTTCTTTATTCCAGCCGAGTTTCTGCTGTTTATATTCAAACGAGTTTGAGGTCGCTTGTTTTTCCCGATATTGATTCCATCGCAGTAGTCCTTCCTCTTCACCGTATTTCTCTATCAGTTTATTTTTGGTGACAGATGTTTTAGCTGAGACTTCCGGTGATACTATATCCGCCGTTGGATATACGGCAAGATATTCCTTACTATTGTTAAATCTTCCAGTACATTTATATTTAAAATGTGTCCATTGTAGTCTTCCGGTAACGAAACCGCATTCTAAGCATGTTATCATATGGCGATACTCCTATCATCATATATTTATCATTCACGGAACAAAAGTAATAATTCCATCAGTCTCAAGAATCTCATTGGGCTTGCATTCAATCAAGAACCCATTTCTATCAACCATGATGCTATGATCTTCAGTAACAGTGATTTGTTTTCCGTTTTCCGTCGTTATGCGATACAACTTCTTTTTAGTTTTGTGCCGCATTACATAGTTTATTTTGGCACTGACTGGCTCCATCTCATACGAGTTAAATCCAAGAACAGAATTCTCATTCCAAACTCCATATTCTTTTTCTCCGACAACTGAATGTTCTAGACACTCATTGAATAACTCTTCAATAGTTTTGTCGCCGTCGCCCGTTCTAATAACGGAATCTCCGGTTACACTATCACCGTAAATAATCGCTTCACCGTCGTGTTTATATTCACCTGCGATGATCTCATTGATCTGGCTCATCATATGTTTCACGATCTGACGACCAGACAGGGTAACAGATTGACCTATGCGCTTATCATAGAATCGGCAGTGTTCGTTCAGAAGTGCGCCATATGCTGAGTTCAACAGAATCTTACGCACAAGCTGACGCTTATCGTAATATTCGTACATATCAGTGCCATATGCTTCTTTAGCTTGTTTCTGTAGGGCTTTTCGTTCTGTATACCATCTCGTCAGAAGTCCAGGAATGACCCCTTCTTTCTCATATGTAAAGATCGTACCATTAGCGGATAGTATCAGCGGTTTGTTACTATCAAACACCATCTTCCAGATTTCAGCAGCGGTCATCTCTACACTGCGACCATCTTCATAGTCAACAGTGAGCAATGTGCCGCGTTCTTGGTTCATGATAGCAGTATATTCTAGAGAACCAAATAGATTTTCCCATAGAACAGAACCAGTCACTGCTTCCGCATCATCACCGTTCTTCTTCTTGCGCTTCTCTTTAGCAAGCTTCAGGCTCTTCTCATACATATATTGATCAGTTAGAGTCTGACGAACCTGTGCTACGATAGTTTCCGGAGACATATTCAATGCACGGATATCAGATGGATACAGCGAGTTGATATCAACTGCTCCCGGATATTCATGCATTCCGACCTTAGGTGGCAGGACATATGCACCTGCTGCTTGTTGCTCATCCCCATAAGATTGTTTGCGTTGCTTGTCAGGAACGATCATTCCACGAGCGTGTGCTTCATTGAAGATCGCCATCTCAATCATCGCCACCGAACCCATAACAGTCGGCAGCAATACGCTGTTCTCATGCGCCAGTGCATTAGCAAGATCAAGGAACCTCAGCTTATCGTGAATCTTCACGACAAGCATCGTATCTTGTCTGTTATATTCTACAAAGGTCTTGAAGTCTTTGTTATACAACTGATCAAGTGTGCCTTCATACTGAGTCTTGCGTTCACCTAATTCGTATTCGCCAATAGAGTCAAGTGAATAACTGTGGCGAGATTCATAGTTGTACTTCTTATAGAGTTGCAAGTAGTCCATATGAATACGGCCAACAAGATCGTAAGTCTTTTCTTCCTTACCAAATCGCTCATACGTCCTGACTTTAGGAAATTGCCCTAATAGACAGAACTTGCGCGTATCATCCTTTGACATGATACGGGTGATACGATTCACACAGTATGGAATATCATATCCTTCAGAGTTCCAACCAGTAAGCACATCTGCATCTTCAATAAGGTCAAAGAATGTCTCAAACATTTCAATTTCACTGCGAAACAGGATGCAGTTAGTAAAGTCTTTCGTGAGTTCTTGCGCTGTCTCATCTGTCATGTGCTTTGGGGGCATGACAAGTGTGACAAGTTGGTCTAACCAATCAAGATAGCAAGTGATAGCTGTTACTGGATTGAATGGATCATCCGTCGGGCTAAAACCCCGTTCAGGATCAAAGTCCACTTCAATATCAAAAAAACAAGTATGGAGTTTAGGTGGATCAACGTTAAGGTAGTTGTCTGACAAACATCTGAATAGGACATTCACATCACTCTCAAACAATTTCTTGTTAGAGTGAATCCTACGTTCCTTCTCAAACTCTGCTCTCTTGCGGGTAGAGAAACGAGACAACGGATCACCGAAGATAGAACGATACTTGCCTTTATTATCAGCGTAGTATAAGGTGTAGTTGGTTGAATATTCCTTATACGTCCGCTTACCTTCAGGAGTTCGTTCTACTACATGGATACGGTCGTTCTTGCCGTCATGGATAGCGTCAATATACATCAGTAAGTCTGGCCAACAGTCTCCAAAATTTCATTCAATGTAGCATTTTCTTGATTAGTCTCAGCAAGACGAGACTTGTGGGCAATAGCGATTGCCTTCTTGAGGATGCTAGGCTTGATTTCCAGTTCTTCTGCGATGGCCTTGACTGTATCCCCGAGACCCTCACGCAAGGTCTCAATCTCTTGTAGCACAGCCATACCTTCGTGGACGAGTTCGGTTAGCTTAGTCTTTGCTTCGTTGTTAAAAGTTCTAGACATATATTCTCCTTCTAATATAGTTATTATACTACACCGTGCATAGAAGTCAATGTTTTTGTGTGCCGTTTACTGAAAGATGTGGTGATTCTTCTCACCCCATATCTTAATATATTTTCCAGCTACCATATCTGCTAGTAGTTCTATTGGACTACCTGGATAACTGGAACCTGGCTTAATCATTCCGAGTTCTCCCTGGCGCACATGAGTAAGTTCGTGTGCGACGGTTCTAAGTATGTCCACAAGATTGCGGTTCTTCGCATAGACCCAGATGTTATTAGAACCTTCTACATGAGAACCAGTATGATGATTATTTTGGGCATCTTCAGTATCTTGGCTTAGTTCAATCTCCGGCAAAGATTGAATATGCAGGCGCCTACCGGCCCACTCCGCAAACTTCTTTACCTCAGCATCCAGGTCTAACTCATGTTCGCGGGTGATGTCTTCAATTAACATGAATATATTTATCAAATTCGGAGTATTAAGGCTATTTCAGGAGGAATCCAAGGTTTTTCCATTCTTTCAGGATTCCACATCACTCCTGCAAGATTATTATCTATGAATGCCTCAATCTCTCCGGTATCGGCTAGGCATAATATCTGTCCGGCATCATGCAACTTTGTTATTCCTAATTCATGGTCACTAGGCACTTTGATGGCTTCTCCGTGATACATCACATAGTGATCCACGTTCGTGTGCTTAGGAATAGGTTGCACGCTGCTTCCCAGACCCTTAGCAATAAACAACGCCCCTTGACAGATTCCCACTACTGGCTTTTTTCGTTCTATCATCTTAGACATCAACGTAAGTTCAACATTCTCACCGACTTCACTATTCGCTCCGCCAGTAATTATAAATGAATCTAAATTATCTGCGACTAGATCAAAGTCTTGCTTAATTGTGTTAGGTAGAAAAAATAGATTATGTCCAGCCAACAAGGTGTACCAACCATGATCAGTCGCATCATAGGTTCTACCTTTGTGTTTCACTGTTCTTTGGCTTAATCCGATTCTCATTCAGATACTATTTACAGTTTTTACCACGTAACCAAAAAAATAAGCGACGAAGAAATCAATCTTCGCCGCCTATCATAACTTAAATAAGTTTTATTAGAAGTTGTAGTTTACACCAACGCCGAGTACATTAGATACCTTACGCACACGCGCCGGAACATACTTTTCGTCATAACGATAGTAGTTAAGACCTAGTGATGTTGCCTTTGACACTGCATAAGTTAGACCTGCATTGAGGCGATTTTCTTCTAGCTTGCGATCAGCGAATCCTTGGCGATAACGATAGCCAACTGACGCAGTTACTGGACCTGCTACAGCGTGCGAGACACCAGCATCTAGACCCCAGAAACCGAAATCCTTAGCAGTAGAAACACTCTTACCAACTTCAACTCCTACTTGAGGGGTGAAACCGTCTACCGAAGCAAATGTCTTAGTAGCGTTAACAGAGAATAGATCAACTACCGCTCCATTGTGACTAGCTTGAACAGTTTGAACTTCTGCACCAAGTGTTACCGGACCTGCATTTAATCCAGATGCGGACAGATCAACTCCAGCAGCATTAGGAGCCAAAGCAGTACGACCTTCAGCAGATAGAGTACCAGCGAGTGCTGGGGTAGTAATAGCAGCAAATGCGAATGCTGCGATTGCGATTAACTTATTCATGTAGTTTCCTTTTAAAAGACTATGAAAGGATTCGCGTTATGCGAATCTTTTTTCTAGTACAACTTATATTTATCATGATTTGTGGCACAGATCAAATAATATGGGTAAAATATTGGTTTACCGCCTATTTGCTACTGCCGCCTTCAATTGAGTCACGGTCTTGCGGAATGCTTCAGGGCTTTCCCAAGCTTGTGCTTGAACCTTCTCACGCATGTGTGGAATGAGCATAGGATAGATGTTCAGCAGATCAGCCATCATTCCGATAGGAATGACTGCCGATTCTGAATTCTTGAAGATGATAGGATGATCAGCTAGGATCTCTTTGATCTCAGGATTATTCTGGAAATCACGATACTTCTTGACAAGGTTATAGACACTACGGAGTTGCACCATGAGCGGTTTGATCGTTTCCTGATCAGGTTCAGTTTCCGGCTCTTCTTCACGATCAAAGTCATCAAGTTCGCCTTCGTTCAGTAGTTCTCTGATTTTCATATGATGATCCTTTGTGTTAGCTATTTATCTTTTTCTTACGACCTAGTAGTGCTGCTGCACCAGCAAGTGCCGCTGCTAACCCTCCTCCTACCATTAACAAAGTTGGTGTCGTAGCAAGAGGGTTAGTCAGAATGCTCGTAGATGTAACTTCTACATAAGACACTATAGCATCACCTGTTACCGATGTAAAGACCAAATTTAGATTTCCGTTAGAAATAGTTACCGGAAAAGTTTCAGTGACCTCTTTGTTGACTCCGCCTGCAGCCGTAGCAACATTGAAGTTGCTCAATACGACTTGACCGTTAGCAGTGACGTTGAAGACACGACTAGATGCAGCATTTGCATCAGGTTCTAGGAAAGTCAATGTGACATTGTAAGTTCCATTGTTTGCTGGAATATTATAGCTGAAATTACCACCATAGCGATATGTACCAGAGCCAGTTCCACCTGTGAAATAGTTATCTGATCCGTATAGTCCTTTAGATGTAGTCTGCGGTATGATAGAACCTGAGGCTATCCATATTTGGCTAGTTCTGATGGAATCAAGCTGCCAAATGACAGTATCTGTTGCAGATGAAGATTTAGCAATTAAGTTGTTGTTACCTGCTGAGAGTTTTACATCTTTCCAGATACAAACAGCATTAGCACAACTTGATTTTGATCCTAATGATATATCATTGAGCAATAATTCTACAGAAGGAACATTAGAATATACCTTTACGTCGGTTACCTGATAATCTCTATTGGTATAATTATGTTCGGCAATGTGTACGACTGGAGAAGTTGTCCAATTCGCTTTATAATAGTAGAAAGCATCTTTCCTAGCAGTACGATCATATGTAACTAGGCCTTTAGTGTTGATATTTACTGAATCTGCTTCAGTGCGGATAGTAGTCGCAAAGTCAAACATATTCCATACCCAAGTAGACCATAGATACTCTCTTGCATTTAGTTGAGGCCAGATAGTTTCGTGCAAGTATGATTGATATCCTTCTGGCTGAGCATATCCAGAAGCATTCCAAGGCCCACCTAATGGATTATCAGTATGTATAGAAATGCCTGCTCCAGCACCATATTCGCTTACCGACATCGGTTGATTTAAATGATTACCATGTAAGGTATCTAGAATGGAACCCATATCACCAGCCGCACCATAATACCAACCGGGATAGCGATTAGCACCAAATGTATCAGTGATAGCTGATATATTAGGAGGATAAACTCCTGAGTAATTTTTTCTACCTTCGCAGCAACTAGCTAGTGTTGTTGGACGACTAGGATCCGTTGCGTGTGCAAGATTGTTCAAATCAGTCAACATCGGAATAGGGTCAGGCGGAGGCCCTAACAAATCTATTTCGTTTGAAATACTCCAGACTGCGACAGCAGGATGATTGTAATTTTGAATGATTAATTCTTTTAGTTGTTGCTGGGCATTTGCTACTAACTCTGCTGGCGGCGGCGTAGGTTGTCCTGGCGTAAGTGTGAGCGCACCCACCAATGGAATCTCATCCCAGATGATAAGTCCATTCTTATCAGATAGTTCATTCATATGTTCACTCTGTTCGTAGTGCGCTAGACGGATAGTATTCGCCCCCATTTCTTTGATGATGGAGACATCTTGATCTTCATCAGATGCTGATACTGCCCAACCTTTTGTTTCACGATCTTGGTGACGAGATACTCCGTGCAGAGGGATATGCTTACCATTCAGATATAAACCGTGAGCAGGATCAAGCACGATATTACGAAATCCAAATGATTGATTCATTTGATCAAGTACGCCTGCCTGAGGAGTGTATAGTTGTGCTACGATTTGATAAAGATAGGGATCAGCGACCCCATTCCATAGATGCGGGGATGTGACAGTAACAGTACTTGAAACTTGAACATTGCTACCGATAGGAACATTTATAGGAGTACTCCATGATGCTTTAGTATTACCGCTCGCATCAACTAGTTTATAGTTTACTGACGCTCCTGTAACAGATGCATTACTATCATTCTTGAATTTAGATACCACTGTTAGGTTAGCAGAGTTAGCTGACACATTAGCAGCAGTTGCATACATTCCGGAACCGCCGTAGTCAAGCATGTCAAAATGGACAGTAGGAGTTGTTACGAGTGACACTGAACGATACAATCCTCCGTAGACGAAGAAATCCACTCCAATAGTCAGCGGAAGTACATTTGCTGTTTCATTTCCAGCAGCAGGAGCAGCATTGTTAACTCGTACTGCTAAGACATTTACCGCATTTGTTTTCATTGCGGTCGTAGCATCAAATCTAAATCTTGAGAAGCCACCTTTATGTTGTCCTAAACGAACACCGTTTAACCAGACTTCCGCAACACGACTGGCAGCATCAAATTGAAGGAATACTCTTTTATTGGTCATAGGGGGAGGAGAGAATGAAATTCTGTACCAAGCATTGCCTTGATATAGATTTTGATTAGCAGCAGTATTTTGATGCGGAATAGTTTGATTCGTATAGTATCCGACCCGATTCCATGTATGGGGGACGCTTACCGTAGCCCATGATGAATCATTGTAGTTAGGTTGTTCAGGGCCAGTCATCGCTGAGTTCTGTTGAAACTTCCAACCATTCATTAATGGTGTAGCAGTTCTTTGTGCGAACACCGGTGTCGCGAACAGTACTATGCCAATGGCTAGCCAAATAATTCTAGCCTTCAATGTTTTTAGATTCATGGATAATCCTTAAATTTATACTACTATTTAGCCCTGGCATTTAGGACATCACTCCAAAAGGGACCGGAGATAGGTTGTTCTTGTCTTTCTGGGATGAGCTGGTTATTCATGTTCTTGATGAATTCGGGAGTCATATGTCTATTACGGAGACCTTGCGGAAAGATATGAACTTCTTGAGGTTGATTCCTTTCAAGTTCTTGCAATGCGATCATGCGGTTTCTGCCTTCATGTCCGATCACCCTTGCTGTCTCAGAAAAATCACCATCATCCCATTCTTCAGGAATTTCTAGGATGAGGAAAGGAGAAGCGATATGTCCGCCTTGTTCTATGTATTTTGTGATATTAGCTGCACTCTTTGGTTCTTTTAAGAATAATGCTAACTTGAGAAAGATTGAAGGAAGCATCATTACACGCAATCCCATATAATCAACATTTCCGTTTATTGGAGTGGCGCCCCAACCATCTGTGTTATCCATCTCATGCTCTTCAAGCCCTTGAGAAGGCGCGTTGTTATTACCTAACAGTTCGCTAAAGGCAAGAAATTTCTGGTGTCTATCCTCTAGACCATTCAAGTGACTATTGATGGGTTTGGTCACTGCTTTTGTATTATTGAAGTTACTCACCTTTGGTGTTACCCTATGATGCCAATACCACAGTGCGACTTGTGCAGCAATGTCCGGACGTTCTGCTAACTGTGGATGTTTCTCTAATGGAATACCTAACTCATCGCCTGCCTTTTGATAGTTAGCCTTGCCAGTCAACTGAATATAGCCACGTCCAGCATATCTAGCACCATCACCTGGTTTGTCATTGCCTAATGCTCTGGCCTTACTGGGATTGAATCTGGGATCATATTTCCTGAAGTCAAGGGTACCGCCTTTTTCTTTAAGTGTGGAAAAATTCAGTGTCTCATGGGCACATTGTGCTAGGAACTGCGCCCGCTCTGCTTTATTCTTGATAGTAGCGGCTGCTCTTTTTAACGCCTGTCCGATTGGTGTTGCCATTGACGCTGCTACTTGTTTGACGACTGAAGGATCGGCTTTTTCTGTTTGAACAACCGGTGGATGTTCAGTCGCAGGTTTATGCATCATATTACCTGGCAATGCCAATGCTCCAGCAGCAGCGATTCCGCCTAGAGTCTTCTTCCAATCTTCTTCTAATTCAGATTCTTTCAATGCCTGTTTGAGAAAGTTTGCATTAATAGCAACAGTATCGCCGATCTTTACTGATGCTTTCTTTCCGGGAATTATCTTAGCATCAATGATTTGTATCTTGTATTTCCCTTTAGGAGAAATATCAAGTATCTTACCTTTAAGGGTGGAGTAATGCGGATAGTTCTTGGTTAAGTCAAGAACTCTGCCTACTTCTTCAGTTATGAACTCAATTGCTCTCATCTCTTACGACCCCTGAACCCGATTGGCATCTGCATATCATTAACTGACCGCCTGAACCATTCTTCGGTACCGGGCCGAGCCATGACACGATTATCGGATTCTGATACAGTATTTATGCCCCGATGGTCAATGATGCCGGCTAATCTTTTTAGTTCGTCTAGGTTCATTTACTTACGGACTTCTTTCTATTTGATGAATTCTTCAATTCTTTAGCATGTTGTTCTAATGCATCAATAATTCTTTTCATCAGACCAGGAAAGTATTTTTCAAATTCAGAATCCTCATCTAACATCTCACCTAATATATGTGACATGGCCTTGTGGATCAACGCATGTTTCGGATCATCAGGATGTGAATGCGATGCTGATTTTTTATATAACGTTGGCTTTTTATACAACTCTGGTTTTTTGTATAACTCTCTGCTCCGCATATCAGGCTCTATTTTTATTGAGTGTTGCTCTCAGCATCCAAGCCTTCTTATTGTAGAGGTCTTGTAGTTCTGCCATATAGTTAGCGATACCTTGGGCTTTTTCTTGTGTGGCCACATCAAATATTTGAACGACTAGTGCTGACATCTGTTCACAGTTTTCTAATAGTTCAGCGAGCATCAATTCGGCTCTTGGAATCTTGTATTGTTCTTCAATTACAGAGAGTTCAAGCATCCTGGCAAGGCTGCCAGGAGAATACAAATCTAGCGTCCTGATATACTCAGCAATAGTATCAATGCTCTCATAAATCTCTTCATACATTTTTTGTAAGAACTTATGATATTGCGGGAAATCACTTCCTTCGATATTCCAGTGAAATCCGTGTGTCTTCGTATAGACGACGAAGGTGCTTCCTAATAGTGTTTTTAGATCATCTGCTAACATATTAAATAGTCCTATTATAGTCTATTTATTCATTTGTGCAAGATGTCGCTGGCTTTTGTTTTCCAGATATCAGGAAATATACCATGAATGATCAGGATACCAGCAATGTTCCAAGCACGCAATAGATGTTGAAGGTAGGTTTTATCTACTTCTTTTAGGTGGGACATTTTTCATTTCAGTCGTCATCGCTGTTATCCTACGGGGACCTTTGCGCTTGAACATCGCGTATTCTTGTTCGTAGGTTGTTGGACCCCCTACCATTGAGCCACCACCGATTCCAGCGGACCCGCCACCTTGTCCAGTAGAACTGACCTCTTCCAACTCTTCTTCTCTCATCAGACCTTTCAATATTGAACTCTCTCGCTTCATATGAGTTCCTGCCATTTTTGGCTTGAACTTGCGGTATGATTGACCAGCATAACCACCTTGACCCATACCGCCTGCGTATGAAGTGTCTTCATCCATCTCTTCATCTTCAGGGATACCCACTGGATTATTTGACTTGAGGCTCTCTTCTTCTCTCATCAGACCTTTTAATATTGAACTCTCTCGCTTCATATGAGTTCCTGCAGGTTTTATTTTGTATGTTCTCCATCCACCTGGTTGAACTCCTACTGGTCCTGATGTGTCTGGCATCTCGTTCAGAGCATCTTCACCGATAGCACCGCGATACTTTCTATCTTTCATGCCACCGTATGGATTGATTGCCGGAGTCTTCTCTGCGGTGAACGGGCCAGTGCTGGGACCTGATTCTATTCCAGTGTAGTCTTCATCTACATGTTTTGGCTTCTTATGATGCTTCTTCATATTGATAGCGATAGCCGCTTGTTGTGCTGCATTCGCTGCTTCTTCAACACTCTCACTTTTATTGCCCCAGTTTGCTGCACCCTTTTTACGGCACTGAACTAGGGCACCACTGGCATAAGCACTAGGCCAGACCTTGTAGCGAGATTTGACTTTACGATAGCAAGCATCTTTTTTTTCGTTCATCATCTCTTCGCTGACTAACTCACCACCACAATGTGGGCATTTTTCTTCCGCTACACCTTGCTCATCAGTGAGTGGGCCACCGGTAACCCAGGCATCGCAGGTTCTTCGGCTAGCACATTTGAACTTCAAGAAACGACAATAACCAAGATCGCCTGCTTGGATGGTAGGATCGTTTTCGCCGGCATCTGAACCTATGCCCTGAGCAATACAATCCAGTGTGGCCTCTCGCTGATCAAATGCCGCACAATTGCCGCAAAGACTTTGCTTTGCCTCTTCTGGTGAGTCCAGATTCCATTCTTCAACTTTGGCCTGCCAAAATTTACGATTGGGCATGTCTGGGTTGAGTGGACCATAACCATATTCATCAATGGCCTTTTGACGATTTTTTAAGTTAAGTGTGATGTTTTGTGTGGCTGGCGGGCATTTGCTGTCTTCCGCTTCCGCCACACCTTCATTCTTCACACAGTTAGGAACAGTCTTGCCGAATAGTTCTTTGTTACCTTCTTTGTGATAGCCTTTCCAGCAGGCCTCATCCAATGTATCGCGAGTGTGATTTCCGTGAGTCTGGCACATACCACAATCTGGGCATGTCATTTCCATCTCTATGCTTTCATTGTGTTTCTTTTTACCAGCACAATGAGCCTTTTGACTGAAGCCTTTAGGATGCGAGCAATTGATGCTGCTCTTGTATTTTGCACTCCACTTTTCATCCAAGTGCGAAATATCTTCGTTGGACTTTTTCTTAGTAGCTACATTCTTAGCCTTACCATGACGATCTGGATTTGGATCTTCTCTGCGCTTCTTTGCTGCTGCATACTTGCGACCCTTTTTGCCTAAGTTTTGTGCTTTCTTTTGTGGTAGGCATTTAGGCTTACCTTCTTTGGAACTGCCTCTTGCACAAGGACCTTTTATCTTGCCGTCAGGGCCAAAGCGTACCCACTTTTCTTTGAACCATTTGTGTAGATTCTCATCAATATGGTCTCTGAAGTGATCATATACCGCATCAAAGAGTTCTGAAGGATCAAGGTCGTTTAACTCTGCTTCATGCTCAACCGCATCAACTATAGCAGAATCACTAGGATGATCTCCGATATAACTCGCGATCTCGTCGGCAACGCCCTTTACAGTACGCTTACCGCCTTCTCGCATCAATCCTTTAAGGATGGAACTCATATTACTTGCCTTTGATATGATTCTTATTGTCTAGATAACCTCTTTTGTTGACCGTAGCCCAAGCGATGTTTTCTGCCTCTTTCTTGGACTTGCCGGCCTTCTCTTCGGACTTCTCAATATGTTTTACCATGCGGTCAACCTTCTTACCTTCACCAACACCGCTGAGGCGTCGGATCTCGGAGAGTTCATGATCATCGCTTTCACCGACACCACCGCCAGCAATTACGCCGCCGGTTGATTCATCCATCGGATACATTCCAGTATCTTGCCCGTGTTGTTGTTCAAGATCATGCCAGTAGTCTTCTACACTCTTATAGCCATTTTTTCTAGCAGCCCTATTCAGGTCATCCCAGTACAACTCGTTTTTTTCCATATATGGACCCAAAGCATCAATAGGATCTCCATCTGGAAACATATTACCAATCACAGTCGTTACCTTGTCCCATATCTCGTCATTGGTAGGCTTCTCCATTCTGAATGGTTTTTCTGGTTTATCTTTGCGCTGTTGTGAATTTTTCCAATTGGTTGCTGCTTGGCTGTAAGGATCACTGAATCCTTTCGCAACTCCGTCCCTAGAATAGACAAGACGTTGGCCGCCTTCACCAATCGCTATTTCATTCATTGCATCCGGATCATGATCCATCTCTTGTTTGCTAATAAGATATTGCATGACTGAGGTAATCATACTTTTGGTAGCACCGATCTTTTCACTAACCCATTCTGGAAAATCATCTCGTATGGATAAATGTTGGTCTAACTTCATGGCAGCGCGGGCGATAGTATGAAGGCTATTCTTTAATGTCTCGCCTTCATGTTCTGCTTTGTCTGGATCATGTTGAGTAAAGCCAGTTCTCTGTGTACGGCCTTGTCCAGGAAGTAGGATCAAATCATCTT